AAAATGAGATATCCGTATCTTTTGGACGCAACGAAGATAACAAAGCGGCTGGTTATGCCGACTTTGCAAGGGGTCAAGGGTTTCAACCAACACAAAAGTTGAAGGTTGAGCCCATGACTCTTAAAGCGCTAGTCCGTGAGCGTATCGAGGCAGGTAAAGACATGCCAACGGAACTTTTCAACATATTTGTTGGAAATAAAACAACAATAAAAAGGAAACAATAAACATGAACCAAGTACAAAAAAAAGAAGAAGCAGGTGCATTGTCTACGAATATTTTCGAAGCTGATGCAGGTGCGGGCTCTCAGAATATGACGCAGGAAGATCTTGCATTACCATTTCTGAAAGTTTTGGGACAATTGTCTCCAGAGGTTAATAAACAAAATGCTAAGTTTATTAGCGGAGCAGAACCTGGAATGATTGTAAACAGCGTGACCAAAGAGCTTTATGATGGATCAAAGGGTATAGATATTATACCAGTCCATTATGAAAGACAGTATGTCGAATGGCAAGACAGAGGTCAAACTGGAAATGCTCCTGTAGCAATCCATAATGCAGATAGTGATATCGTGAGTACAACGACTCGTGATAAATCTTGGAAGGATAGATTACCTAACGGTAATTATCTGGAAAACACTGCGAATCATTTTGTGATTCTTATGGGTAAAAGTCCATCAACAGCATTGATATCTATGAAGGCTACTCAATTAAAGATTAGTCGTAAATGGAATTCAATGATGATGGGTCTCAAGCTGCAAGGTAAAAATGGCTTATTCACACCGCCAACATACAGCCACATTTATAATCTAAAGACTGTTCAAATGTCTAATGACAAAGGAACATGGTTTGGATGGGATGTATCTAAAGTTGGTCCGGTTACAGATAAAGGTGTTTACGCGATTGCTAAAAGCTTTGCTGAAAAAAATAGCAAAGGTTTAGTGAAAGTTAAACACGGATCTGAAGAAGAATCTAAACAATCTTCTCTTAATTTATAATATTCCTAGGGAGTGGGCGGAGAAGCGAGAGTGGACCCGCCCATATAAATTATGACAGAGAATAAAATTAATGAACCTAAAACTTATGATCAATGGATTGATCTGGGTCGTATTATAATTCCATGTTTAAAAGGCAAACCAAATGTTCCAGGTTGGAGTAAACCTAATTTTAAAATATCAAAAGAAGAATGGAAAAAGAAACACACTCATTGTGCAATGGGGTTAAGGTTAGATCAAGATATTGACTTTGATATTGATAACGATTTAACAAAAAGATTTATAAATAAATACGCCAAGTCTAGTGACGCCATATATGGAAGACCTTCAAATCCTAAAAGTCATTACTGGTGGAAAGGTCAATTACCCAAAAAACAATTTGCTCTTCCAAAAGAGCTTGAAAGATACTATGAAAAATTTCCACACGGAGCAACACTTTGTGAAATTAGAAGTAGCAGTAGTCAATATACTATAGTTCCAGAATCTAAGCACAGTAAAGCGGATGAAAATGTTAAGTGGGAAAAATATGAAGGAATAAATGAATATCCAGGAGATTTAAACACTGATTTAAGAAAGATCGCTCTATCAACCGCATTATGTATTCTTTATGCTTCACAGGGCCATAGAGATAATTATTGTGCAGCAGTAGCAGGAGTTTTATTAAAACACACTAAATGGAGCGAAGAAGAAATTAATGAATTTGTTTACAATTTAGCTCTCGAATCTGATGATAATGAAGCAGAAAAGAGAAAATCAAAAGGCTCTAGCGGTAAAAAAGCAAGTAGAAACCTTGGTATGCCGAAACTTGCTGAAATAATTGGATGTTCTACAAGAGCTGTTGCAGAATTATTTAGCTGGGTTGGAGTGGAATATGCAGCGGGGAAAGAAACTGCACAAGAATCAATTGGAGACATTATTGAGTATGGTCATGACAGGTACATAGTTAAAATAAATGCATTTGTTAACGGTGTATTAGAGGAAAAAAAAATTAGAGTAGATGGACCAACGCTTATGAATCAAAAATTATTCTATGATGAAGTCATTAAACAAGCATCAGTCTGGATTCCTAAAATGAAACCTGCAGATTTTGAAATAATCATGAGAAAGAAATATGAAAATAGAACTCAATCAGAAGACTACGACGAAGAAGCTAGTGAAGATTTTGTTTTTATAAAGCATTTTTCTCAGTACATAAATAAAGAACAAGCTTTTACAGATAAAACCAACTTACTTGAATATAAACGACCTCATTTTGATATGACTAAAAAATCTTTGGAGTTTAATCTAGACTCCTTCGAGGATTTTTTAGTGGAAAAAAGAATAAAGATTAAAAGAGCAGATCTTGTTCTGGATATAAAAAAAATATTAAAAGCCAAAAAGAAGCATGGAAAAGTTAAGGGTAAATCCTGTGTTTCTTGGAGAATAAAAAACTATGAAATAGATAAAAGCGATCTTGTCATAGACGGAGAGTATGAAGAAGTCAAAGAAACAGAAAGAATAACAGATGAAACCTAGATTTATAGTTGGACCCCCAGGAACAGGAAAAACACACATATGGATAGTTAAAAAATATAAAGAATGTTTTTCTAAATATACTCCAGAAAAAATAGTTTTACTTTCCCATACCAATGTAGCAGTCGGACAAATTTTAGATGCAATAATGGATCTTAAAGAGATAAAAGAAAAAGGATACAGAAGAAAATTTTTTGAAAATCGCATATGCACAATTCATCATTATTGTAATAGTAAACTTATGGGAAATAAAACCTTGTTTTCAAATGCAGATTTGCAAGGTTTATGTATAACAGAAGATGGAAGAGGATTTCGTAATAGTAAAGAAAAAGACATTGAAAAACATCCTGTTCTTAAATTTATTAAAGATGCTCGAGGTAATGGAAGAGATTTAGATAAACACTGGAATCACCCAGGTACAGATAAAAAAGATTTACTTGCCGCAAGGTACAATATTGAAAATATAAAGAAATTAAGCAAAGCTTATAAAGATTATAAGAACGATAAGGAAAATAGATTACAAGATTTTGCAGACATGATTGATGAATATAACTCAATCTACTCTAATAAAGAAAATCCTAACTCTAAAGAATCTGACATTGAAGTTTTAATTGTTGACGAAGCTCAAGACTCTAATGTTCCTCAACTTGAAGCCCTTAAAAAAATTGCCAAAAACGTAAAAGACGGACATTTCTATTTAGTTGGAGATCCTGATCAAACAATTCATGAGTATGCCGGGTCAAATGCTAAATGGTTTCATGAAGCTGCAGCTCATCCCTATGAAGAATTAGAGGAGGGGCTTAGATGTGGCCGTGCTATTAATGAATTTTGTAAAAAAATTATAGCACCTATATGGAAACATTATAAATACAAAAGGGGTGGAAGAATATGGCTACCAGCCGTGTATAATAAAAAGTACCACACGATACCAGAGGGATGTAAAGAAGGAGATGTTATAGAAGGAACCATATACCCTTTGACAGACTTAAAGCCATCAAAAAATTTAGATATTCTTATAGATAAAATGAGAAACACTAAACAAACTTTTCTGTTCTCTTTCAGAGGAACTCCTAGTCACAAATTTATAACTAAATTTTTAGAACAAGAGGGTTTTGAATATGCCCACATCGATAACAGTGCTCATGTTTCAAAAAAAGAATTAAGATGTCATAAAGAATGGCCTAAATTTATAAACGGCGAACCTAAAAGTTGGGTGCAAATTAAAGATTTTGCTTCTTATCTAGGAAGCAGGGCCATAGTAAGGGGAAGAGGACAAGAAACATTCAAGGGATGGAATAAAAGAGACTATACTTATAAAGAATTAGTAAAGAATAAATATTATCTACCTGATCTAAGTGGAGAATTTGATCTTATTAGAAAAAGACATCCAGGAATGGATCAAAAACATCACGATGACCGAATGATTTACATAAAAAATGTTTTGAGAAGAGGATTTGATTTTGATGGAGATATTAGAATTAAATATGGAAACATACATAAAGTAAAAGGAACAACCTTTGATAATATAATTGGAGATTTATCATTATACAGGTCCGAGTCCCTCCCTGCACAACTTCGATTAAAATACACAATGTTTAGTCGAGGCATATATGATGCATGGGTTTTACAAAGCCGAACAGGAAAAGTTTTAGGAACATATGGGCGTATATAATAAACAAATTGGTGGAACACATTACAGGAAAATGAAAATACAACCAAGTAAATTCGTAATTGAGAACAAGTTGCTTTTTCCTGAAGGGAATGTTATTAAATATATCTGCAGACACAAGTATAAAGGAGGAAAGCAAGATTTGGAAAAAGCTAAACATTTTATAGATATGATTATAGAGAGAGATTATAAATAATGTGTGTTTCTCCAGATTTAACTGATCTTGATTTAGATGGCATTGATACTGTTGCAGTTGACTTAGAAACCTATGATCCAGATTTAAAAGAGAAAGGATCAGGAGCAATACGAAATAAAGGTTGGGTATGTGGTATTGCAGTAGCTACCAAGAAACAAACACTTTATTTTCCTCTTGACCACAAAGAAGTTAAAAATATTCCTCGCAAAAAGGCGTGGAAATATCTTAACGAAAAATTGTTTCAAAATTCTAACATTAAAAAAGTATTTCATAATGCGATGTACGATGTATGTTGGATTCGTCAAGAATCAGGACTCATGCCCCACGGACCATTGCTCGATACAATGGTTGCTGCTTCAGTGATTGATGAAAACAGAATGAAATATTCATTAGACTCTTTAGGTAAAGACTATTTAGGAGACAAAAAATACAAATATGATTTAAAAGAAAAAAGTCAGGCCTCTCCTTATTTTATCAGTGATCCCATGAGTAATATGCACAAGCTACCTTATAAATTGGTAAAAGGATATGCAGAACAAGATGTTAATTTAACTTTAAGACTTTGGGAACTCTTTGAAAAAAAAATAGATAAAGAAGAGAAGGTTGATAATGGAAAAGTAAAAACGTTACGATCCATTTTTGATTTAGAAACTGAACTATTTCCTTGTCTTGTTGATATGAGGTTTAAAGGAGTTCGAATAAATGTCGAAGCTGCTAAAAAATTTGGGGAACATTTAAAAAAAAGAAAAGGTCAAATAATTTCTGCAATTCAAAAAAGAACAGGAATTAAAATTGAGATCTGGGCAGCATCCTCCATTAAAAAACTTTTAGATAAGTTAAAAATAAAAGATTATAAAGAAACACCCAAATCTAAATTACCTCAGTTGCCTAAGGATTATTTAAAAACTCATAAAGATAAATGTGTACGTATGATTGCAAAAGCAAGAGAGTATGACAAAGCAGAAGGTACCTTTATTGAAGGTCTTTTAAAATTTGTTCATAACGGAAGAATTCATGCTGACATTAATCAAATTAGAGGAGAAAAAGGTGGGACTATTACTGGAAGATTTTCAATGTCTAACCCTAATTTACAACAAATTCCGGCTAAAGGATTTATTGGTAAAAAGATGCGAGCATTATTTATTCCAGAAGAAGGATGTCTTTGGGGATCCTTTGACTATTCTCAACAAGAACCAAGACTCGTTGTTCATTATGCTTTGAAATTAAAAATGAGAGGGACAGAAGAATTGGCTGAATCTTATCAGAATGATCCAGACGCCGATTTTCATCAAATTGTAGCGAACATGGCTAAAATACCACGGATCACGGCTAAAACAATTAATCTAGGGTTATTCTATGGAATGGGCAAAAATAAACTAGCAGAACAACTTGACCTCGATTACACAGAAGCAAAAAATTTATTTGATACGTATCACGCTAAAGTTCCTTTTGTAAAACAGCTTTCTTCTAGTTTACAAAAGTTTGCTGGAAGAAATAAATTTCTTTATACATTAGCAGATAGGTTTTGTCGCTTCGATAGGTGGGAGCCCATGAACAAAAGATGGAATCCTAAGGAGAAAAAATTCGTAGTCAAAGTCATAGAAATAAAAAAAGTAATAGACGAGAAAACAAAAGAAGAAAAAAACGTAGAAAAAGAGGTAGAAAGGCCGGTACCATTACTTTCTAGAGAGGATGCTATACTTCGTTATAAATCTGACCGGCATGACCTGGGGTACCCTCCTGACAAAAATTGCAAGTATTTTGAAAATTTTTATCAACCTGCTTTTATATACAGAGCGTTAAACAAATTAATTCAAGGGAGTGCTGCAGACATGACTAAAAAAGCAATGGTTCTATTATATAGAAAAGGTATTTTACCTCATATCCAAATTCATGATGAATTATGTATTTCTATCAAAGATAATAAGCAAGCTGGCCATATTAAAAAGATCATGGAAGAAGCAATTAAACTTGAAATAGACAATAAAGTAGACTATGAATTCGGCCCTAACTGGGGTAATATAAAATAGGAGGAAACTATGGAAAAAGTAAAACAAGTATGGGCATTAGCGAAAGCTAATCCAAAGATATCTGCCGCTGTTGTGGTAGTAATCATTGCCATATATTTTTTAGTAAACTAGGAACTATATGACCAATGGCC